AGAGTGATCAACAAAAGCTTCTTCTTGGCTAATTACTTTTTTTAGATTTGGGTCTTCTAATACATTGGCCTCAAATGTCTTGTATAGTTGAGTTAGAGACTCTACCGCTTTTGTAATTAGTGGTGCGCGCTCAACTTTATCACCTTCAACATTTAAGATTTGATCCTTGAGAGTTCTTAATTGATCAGGAAACTCTCCTACATCTAACTTCATGTCGCTACCGAACTTCATTAAACTCATGCCTACTGCATAGACTTGCTTCAATGCGTTATCAGTGCGTGTGCCCCATAAACCATCAGGCTTATGTTCTGCTCCAGGCTTACCAATACGACTAATTGTATTGATGACCCCCTTAAGATCAATGTTTGGTATTGCGGAACCAGAACGCGTTGGCTCAGGCAAATCAATGTTAACGAATTGATCTCCAACTACTTTTGCGTTATTGACGTACTGCTTTACTAGGAAGCTGCCAAATGGTCTGGTGCCGCCTAAATGGTCAGGGGTCTGAGCGCCTGGACGTTCTTGTTGGCCAGTTTCATTCATGGACATAACTGGATGAGCAGCTAACACACTACCAAAATTAAGGATAGCTTGTTGCATCTGAACAATAGCAGGATTTCCAGCAGCAACGCCACCAGTACCAGGAGTGCTTACTGCACCACCAGGCTTAGGTATGGCCCTTTGAGAATTATGCCCTGGAGGTGGTGGAGGTGGCGGATTCCTTTTAGCCAACTTTTTAATCTCAGACACTATATTTTTCAGATTCTTATTTGAAGTCATATGCGCCTTATTTTGATTGTATCCACTGTGATGCGAAATCTGCAACATCAGCCTCAAAATCAATAACTTCTGGAGCTAAAAGTTCGGTCATTTGAGTTTCCATATTTTCAGGCACTTTATCCATTCTATCTAAAAGACTTTCTATAGAAGATAATTCGTCAGTAATCCATTTTCTGGCAGAAGCATTAGTAGAAATGGGGCCAAGCAAATTGTAGGATTGTAATTTTTGCTTTAAACCCGCTAGCCTTCTATACAATTGTCCAAGAGCACCATCTTCTATAGTGACTTCTTTTAGTTGAAAATTTTGAGTTGGTGCAGCGCCAGACTCATTTGCTGGCGGCATTGTACCTACTGCGGCCGCACTAGCATCAATAGCTTGATTGATTGATGCTTTAGTAGAATCAAGTAGCTGAGAAACTTTAGGCCAAATAGCCGGATCTAATCCGCTTCCCAAATACTTGACAGCAGGGTCTTCTGGTAAATATGGCTTTAGTCTTTCTACTAAGCTTGGGCTTAACATTCTATCCATTCTGTTAACACCAGCTACAGCTTCACGCATACTCTCAATGCTTGGCGAGTTCATAGAGCAAACATCAGTTATATTTTTCAACTCTTTACGCAATGAAGCTAATTTGCCTTCACTTAGATCTCCTGCCTCTGCAATGATCATGGCGTCAGTTATTGATTTCTTAGCTAGTTGCAAATAACCTTGATGTTGTGCTAATGCTCTCTTGGATGCTTTGACATTTTTTTGTTGTGCAGATTGCTTACCAGTTATTGAAGCTATAATCATATCTTGGGCAGCATTAACTTTCTGATCTGCAGAAGTTAACAAACTATTAATCTTGGCCCAAACATCATCGTGACTAATTCCCTTGTTTATAAACTCTGGCAAATAGTTGTGCAATAGATTAGGCTGTAAAAGTTTAGAAATATCTTCAATTCTGCCAGAAGCAGTAGCAGTATCATTCGTAGTTATGTCCTGATCTGCTTTCTTAACAATTGCAGCAATTTCATTTGCCCACCCATTTACATAACTTATTGTGGTAGCTTTTAGTCCGCCACCTTTTGCAGCAAAAGTTATTGCTTGATACACTAGTGCATGTGCTTCTCGCAATAATTGTTGTACACCTTGTGAGGCCTGCTGTTGCCCTAAAACTCTTTTCACTTCTTTGACGATTTGACTCGCATTAGAAAGTTTTCCAGTTGGCTTCTTAGCGACCATCTCTAAATGCTTGACATGTACTGTTAGGATATCTTCAAAGGTAGCTTCATCGCCTTCTACGCCTTCTAGCTTGTGACTTCCCTTAGGATGAGCGAATTCTACTAAATCATCGCCTGTCTCTTTGGATGTTTCATAAAGAGTTTGAGCTTGCTTATAGTTGAGATAGTTTGTCTCTAACTCAGAGGCTTCTTTGACTAGGCCCTTGGATCTTAATCCTGAACATAGTTTTAGAATATTCTCCATAAGATTATCAGAAGGAGTATAGTCAGCCTTCTTTTCAATGGATGCTTGCTTTTGAATAGTTTCTGGCTTTACCAAACCCTTTTCCTTAGCAACCTTTTCCAGGGATCTCATGATCGGAGAATCTTCGAATTTCACATGTTTAAAAGTCATTGGTGCCTCAACTGGGTAGATCGTCTATAATATACTACGATATTAGTCGCTCAAACAATCTAATCTATTATAGCGCAATAGTCGCAGACCGTGTTTATTACAGTATCGTACACCGTCAATAATCTTGTACTTAGCCTTACCTACTATATCACAATCAGGGGCCGAACATTTAATGTCTGTATAATCAACTCGTTTGGCCCAAGCTTTGGAGGCACTTTCAGACTTCTTTTGCTTCGTCTCTTCTGAGTCTCTAATGCCAATATGAGACTCTGACATCTTTTCTCTAACTTTTTCAGAATAAATGGCCTCTTTATCTAGTGCTAGTTGAGTTTTACTCATTTTCACTCTTTGCTCATCAGTCCATTTATAGCCTTGGGCTGGAGGGCCTTTAGTGGCAATATATAATTGCATCGCGTCAGAATGTTTCTTATTTATTTCCGCTCTCCCTTCGGAGGATAACGAATTTCTCCAGTTTTCCATAGCTTTAAACCAAGCTTCAGATTTAGGCGCATTCATACCACCATAAGTCGCATTATAACCTTTTTCATTTTTAATGAAACTGCTATATTGTTTTACTAATTCTGTTTCAATTTCATTAGTATTATCTTGGCCTTTACAAGAGGCAATTTCCATAAACTCAAAATTATCAATGCCATATTTAATCATTGCATGATGAATAATTTGTGTAGGCTTATTTAGCCTAACCGCTCTACGATGATCTGACCACCTCTTTGAAAGATCGGATGCCTGACCAATGTAAACTTTACCATTTATTTTATTTGTAATTCGATATAGCGACCATATTTGTGTTTGTTCGTGCATATTGTGCCTCAAACACTATATATCATGAGGTTTCCGAATTAATAAAATAAACACTCAATCATGGGATTCATTGGAGTAGGTGGAGCAGTAACCATACCAATGGCGGGATGGATATTGCTTACCCTTCTAGTAGTAAGAAAGCCGTATTCATTACAATATAAGTTAGCACGAAGAGGATACGTCTGATTCGTTTCATATTGGTCAGTTTGAAAAAACATTCTTTCAAACCATACAGTCATACGTCCTGAACCTTGAGTGCTGTCATCACCAGGGATATTAGAAATTTGATAAGTATAGTTGACTATTGCCTTAATACCATTAGGGCGTCCAGTACCAGATAAGTCAATATTGAGTGGCGTTCCAGCCACAAATGTAATAACGCCATTATTAGGATTTAGAAGCACACTAACGTCAGAGCCGAAACTAGACGCTATAATGTTTGGCTTTCTTAATTCGGCTTTAATATCTACTGGAGTCACTATAGTATTGTTGGGTCCGGGGACGCCTACAGCAGAAACAATAACAGTTTCATTCCAAGAAACGTTAGAAAAGGCTTTAGTTTTAATATCGTCAATTACACCAATAGGTGCGGTACCGTTACTTACGGTAGCCATAACCTGATTTCCAATAACAGTTAATTCTGCAATCATGCCAGGTTGAAACTCGGCAGATGGATCGCAAATGAAACTGACGGGCAAAGTATTGCCAACCTGTACTAAACGTAACATTATGATATCATTGAGGATTTTGCCTCAATGCTCCTGCTAAAAATTATTTTCATGAACTATCCTTAGTAAACCATACCATCTCATTGATATATATCCGATTATGGAGATAAATATGTTTACTGCTTCTGATATACCTAAAATCATTAAGTTATACGAATCTGGAAAATCACAACAAATAATTGCAGAATTATTTCTATGTAATCAAAAAACTATTTCTAATATTTTACGACGTAATGGCGTCATATCAAGAAATGATGGCAATAAAAAATATTATGATATTAACACTTCATTGTTTAAAACGATCAATACCGAAGCGGGGGCATACTTTCTAGGACTTTTGTATGCTGATGGAAATGTGCAAATAAAAAATAGTGCTTACTGTGTGTCCCTTAAACTAAAATCTAATGATCAATGTATCATCGAAAAGTTTCGAGACATTATGTCTCCATCTTCTTCTGTTAAGATAACTCGGAATAAAAACTCTGCCAATACATATTCATACTTTCGTGTCAATCAAAAAGAAGTGTGTGAACAACTTATTTCACACGGCTGTATGCCTAATAAATCTCTCATTTTAAAATTTCCTACAACTGTTCCTAATGAGCTTATACACCACTTCCTGCGTGGCTATAGCGATGGCGATGGAACAATTTATAAGAACAAATTCAAAAATAAAAAGACCGTTAATACTATTTGGAAGATCGTATCTACCAAACAATTTTGCGAACAGGTCGCTAAAATATTAAAAGAGCAGTTGGATATCAACTGCTCTCAATCATTATCTCGCCCTCAAACAAATAAAATCACTACTGTACTTTCGGTGGGCGGCAATTTACAATCAAGAAAAGTTCTTGACTGGCTGTATCAAGATGCAACGATCTATTTACCACGCAAGCATGAAAAATACTTAGAATTTATAAAGAGTTAATCTCTTTCGTCTTCAAAATCTTCTAATGGAATATCTTTATCAAACACTTCCAATGAATCATCCTTGACATCAAAATCCATCAACTCATCATCCGAAGCGCCAATATCAACAGCACCATCATCAGACATATTAAACATCGTTCCATGGTTCTTTAGGTTATCTACCATTTTTTCAGGCGTTAAACCTTGGGTGTGCGGATCGTTTGGAGTTGGACTCGCTATCTTTTTAGATTGCCTGGACAAAGCTACACTTTGAAAGTCGGTAGGTTGGCTGTCGGGGCCCTTGGCTTCAGGAAACAAAGTATTAAATTGAACTGAGCCCATCTGGTTCGGGTTCATAGCTTTGTGAGCGTCTTCCTCAGATAAAACTTTCGCTGGTCCTAAAAAACTTGCAAGCTCATGGTCTGAAACGCCTAACTTACGCAATACCAAATTGATTTTGGCTGTAGCAATAGGGTTACCCCTAGCAAATTCCATTAAATCACGTTGGGATACGCCAGCTTCCATTATCTGCTGTAAAGAATGAACTTGAGCAGACTTTTTAACTGGTGGAGCTTCCTTGCCAATTTTTTCTAGTAGATTTAAGACTTGATCAGCTCTCGCCTTCAAACCTTGCTCTTCTAAAATCTCTAAAGCAGAATGAAGACATTCAGAAGCCTTAATAAGATTAGGCTGTTGAACCGAACCTTGCTTAAGTAATTCTGTATGCATTGCAGCTACTAATTCATCTACGAGGTTTTCTTTCTTCATCCTAGATCCTTAGCTAAAGCCTGTAATACTTGTATAACTTCTTCGGCTTCTTTTTGCATTCCTGCTTGTTCAAAAATGGCAGCAGCCGTATTCAATAGATCAATCGCCTTAGCAACTCTATCGAATCCGTGCTCTTTTTCGACTTGGGATTTAACCAAAGTCTTTTCCATCGAACGATAAATCTCGTCCTCAAAGCTGCCTTGTTTGAACATAATTACCTATTTGGTTACTTAGTAGTTTTCTTGTCGGACTTCTTTTCGTCCTTCTTGAATGGGAACTTCTTAGCAGGCTTTGTAGACTCGTCTTTCT